ATANATNCAGGTGGATTAAATGCTGATGGTAATCAATGGTATAAATGGGATGGGACTTCAACGAATGCTGGGGGCAATTGTATATTAACTGCCTTCACATATGGTAGTGCAGGACAAGATTTAGTTGGACTACCAAGTGATTTAGATTCCGCATATGTTAATATCAGTAATCCTACCACTGGGTATGCTTTTAAAGGCAGTAATTATTATGAATTATCATTTACAAATGGTGTTAATGCTACAGAAAAAACATTAGGGCGGATTATAACTGAGGGGACGTTAGTTAGTAGTGGGACTATTCCACCTGTTAATATATTTAATGGAGTTCCGCATAATCATCAGGCGTCTGGAACATTTCCAAATGACCCAACTATTACATATTTCTTTTATTATGACGGGACGATAAATAAGGTATATAAACACGACTCAACGAGTAATACGACCACAATTCACGATATAGGTAGTGGGGTGAATCAGTTATTTCCAACTCTTCCCACTAATCAAGCGATGGATAGAGCAGTAGCATCTGGAAGCAGTTTGTATCTTAAATGGCAAGACCCTTCGACTGGATATATTCAAACACGATATTCCAGTCCAACTTTGGTTGGAACTGGTGCTACACCTTCAAATAATGATGTTTATAATGCGGCAACAACCCCTAATAACGTCTATGCGTGTGTTATTAACTCTGCCTTTACATTTGCGGTTTCCCTACCTCAAAGTAATTGGGCAGTAGACCATCTATATACAGTTGGGAATTGGGGAGGGGCAACAGCATATTATACTGGATTACCGCAAACTCAACATCGGTCAATGAATAGGATTCAGAGTAATAATACTCAGATAAATGTATTTTATGATACGGGTATAGTTTATACTATTGATTTATCGACTCAGGCAGTCGTATCATCAGCACCATATGGATGATAACCTTAGAACTTTTTAGAAATAAGTGTATATATTATAGTAATAAATTCAGTTAAACATATTAGTCTTAAACAATATAATAAAATTGATTTAAATATTATTACTATAATATACTTATAATGAACTTCAATTATCAACAATTTCTACAAGACTTTAAACAAGTCGAACAACGCACCGAAGAATGGTTTGCCATTCGTAAAACAATCGTTTCAGCAACTGATGCTGGGACTATTCTTGGTTATAACAGATTCTCTTCAAAGACAGACCTATTGAAGAAGAAACTATCATATGATGATACTATGATTGAATCGCCCGCAATCGATCATGGTGTATTTTTTGAACCAATCGCAACTAAATGTTATGAGGAGTTAAAAGGTGGTGTATGCGTTCATGATGTCGGTCTAGTTATTCACCCTGAACTTAAATGGTTGGGTGCGAGTCCTGATGGAATTATGGAAAATGGGCGATTACTTGAAATCAAATGCCTTTATAGCAGACAATTCAAAAACACAGATGCCGATATCCCACGACAATATTGGGCTCAAATTCAAATTCAATTGGAGGTGTGTAATATTGAAGAATGTGACATATATCAATGTATTTTTAAGAAAGTAGACAGACACGAATACAATGGGTTTGATGGGATTAAAGGAAAAGAAAAGCGTGTATATTGGGTTCTAAGAGACTATAGATGTAATGTTATTAAACGCGACAGAGAGTGGTTTAATAGTATTAAGGTGGAATTGTATGATTTCTGGAAACTTATTAATTCAGAACAAAACGGAAGTAAACTAACAAGTCGTATTAAGAAACTTAAAAATAATCTTGGGGTTGATAGTTCTTGGATTAGTGTGAATATGATTAAGAATTGGATGCTTAATGACCCTCTTATTGATTGGTTGAATATGTATGGTGATAAATCATTGATGGATAAGAAACCCGACCTGCGATTTAACTTTCAATACAACCTACAATGTAAAAAAACAGCATTATTTAGCGCAATTATTAAAAATCTAAAGACACGTTTCGATGTATTAACTATTACGGGTGATAAGGAATGTTCTATTGATAATTTTAATAAAACGTGTGATGCTATTAAAAAGGGTGTTAGTATTATTCATAATGGTATTCTCCATGATAATAAGAATAAAATTTATGGTATTTGCGATTTGATTGTACGAAATGAAATCATTAAACAAATTTGTAAAGATTATACATTTGTGCCCGATGATTCGAATGGATATAGTGTGATTCAATTTAAATTCTGCACACTTGAACTTAATAAACTTGGTTATATCAATAAACACGAGAGTAGTAACTATTACAAAGGTGAATGTATTTTGCTACAACGAATCCTAAATTCTATTCAAACGACACTATTGAAAACACAGATTGATGGGAAATGTTATATCTTTGGTAAATATGTCAAAAAGAATAAAGAGAAGCAAATTGGATTCAAGGAACTTGGTGTAATTGATATCACTCAAACTAAAGACAAAGATGTTAATGATAATGTAGACGATGCTATTAATTGGTTGAAACGCTTGACAAATGACGGGGTGAATTGGGATATTCAAAATCCTGTTATGTCAGAACTTTATCCTAATATGGGAGCCAATATGAATGAATGGACTCATTATAAGAAAAAACTAGCACATAGAGTTAAGGAACTTACACTTATTAATGGAATCGGGTATGATAAGAGGATGAATTTGATTAAATCGGGTATATGTAGGTGGGATAATGCGGAAGTCATCACAAAGTATAAGAATATCAAGGGTATTATTAATATTAATAAGGGGGGTGTGAATATTGAAATCGCCGACGAATCGGTATTTAGCGATAAAGACCCGAAGACGCTTAAATTCTATGTTGATTTCGAGACTATTAATAATCACACTACAAATTCAACCGCATATGAATCGTATACCGCCGAATCTGACTTGAACGTTGTATCTAATGGGGAAATGATTTATTTGATTGGAATCGGATGGGAAGAAGACGATGAATGGGTTTTTAAGAAATTCCTTGTTAATAATATTACAATTGAAGAGGAAAAACGGATTATTGTCGAGTGGAAAACATTTATGACTAAGATGAAGAAAGACGGACAATACAATAATATTGAACTATGTCACTGGACCAATGCGGAGTGTAGAATGTATAATAATAGTTGTGATAGACATTCAATCCCACTTGGTTTTGGTGGAAAATGGACGGATTTATATAAATTGTTCAAGGATAATGTTTATATCAAAGGCGCATTTGATTATAGTTTGAAAACTATTGCGAAGGCAATGTATAATAAAGGAATGATTTATACTAAATGGGAAGATGAAGAACTAAACGGGTTATCTACGATGATAGCGATTGAATATTATAATAATACTGGGAAAGGACTACATAATATTAAAGAAGTTGATGAGATTATTAAATATAATGAGGTTGATTGTAAGGTTATGTGGGAGATGCTTAATACTATATTGACATAAATGTAAATCTAATTATAGTCTATTTATTATAATATCACCATCAAATTTATCATTTGACTGATCTATTTTATATATATTTATTCGTTCATCTCTTATTGCTTTTGTATAAATATTTTTCATTCTTAATGTAATAGTTGAAATTGCGTTTTTATATATGAATGAACTTATTGGGTATTGATTATGATATAAACCAAGTCTATATTCTTTTCCATTTTCAATAACAGATATTATTATTTCATTGTTATTGTATTGAAATGTCCCATTCTTTATTGATGTTACATAATAACCCTCTAAATAATATGGAAGAATATTATAAGTTTCCAAAAAAATACTAGTAACGGGTCTAATATTAATATTTAATACACCCCCTATATAATCTGATTTAGTATCTATTATTTTATTTACAACGTGTTCCATTATATATTGAGACGCACCAGCACTTAACGAATTACCATCTCCAAGTGAGAAAGATATTATCCCAATAACTTTTCCATATTTGTTTAATATAGGAGACCCTGAATTACCACCATACACCGCAGCATCGGTTGATATAAGTTCTATGCTATTATTATATGAAAATTTATTATCTCTTATAACACCACTTGAAATAGATATTGCGTCTACTCCTTTTGGATCACCGATTACGTGGCAAGTATTACCTGGTGTTTCATTTCTACAATTACCCCATTCTAAATATTTTTGATTTTCTATTAATCCATTTACTTCTAATACTGCTATATCTGCTAAAGCACCAACTCCTAATATAGAACATTCATATGCTATATGTTGTCCTGTGTTATTTTTATTTGATATCGACGCAACAACTCTATCTATCCTTGTACCACGATGTGATGTAATAACATTATGGGCAACGGATACTATATAATATTTATTAAAACGTTTTATAAAAAAACCAGAACCCGTCCATTTAGAATTACCAGATACACCCAATATTGTTACAATCGCATCTCTCGTATTATTATAAATATTCGATTCTACAAGTGAAGATGGTATTTGAGAGGGCGCTGGAGCAGGAGTTGGGTCAGGTGCTGGATCAGGCGATAGTGCATTAATATATTCTATTTTAATCGAACTAACTTTATCATTCCACCCTAATGGAACAAAGTTAGGTATATCAGAAGTCGTTACATACAATTCACCAGTTAAATTTAAATTAGAATATAAATGAACTCGGTAATTATTTGGAGTGGGTAATTTAAGAGATGATAGGTCATTGTTTCTAATTCCAAATACAATCAAATGTTCTAATAAGTATTCGCCTACTTCTAAATCTACTTTGTAACCTTTATAGTTAATGTGTTGGAAAAAACTAACAACCATTATATATAATACATATATAATTATTCTAAACGCTTAGCTCCTGTTTGATTTATTTCTTTATCAATATTATCAAATATCATCGTAAGATCAATGTTATAAAATAATTTCCCGTTCCCCGAAAAAGGACCACAATGGAATGAAATATAATTTTTAATTTTAGTTGTTTTAAATGGTTCTATTGATGTTATATTTTTATTATTATCTATAGTATATTTGAAATACTCATATATATTTGGAGTATTGAAAAAATCTATAGATTTTCGTTTAATATTGTAATCATGTAGTATATTTGAAACTGCTACATCTTCATATATATGATGTTTCATATATTCTTCGTGTTTAGCATTAGATATTAAATTTGCTGCTTTATTACTTAATACATAACAAGGTCCATTATGATATGTCCCTTTTATTACTTCATTCCATTCAAATTCATAATCAGGTGTTGCTCTTCCATAGTGCCATTTACTATCAATGCCTTTATGTCCTAATTCAAACCCCATATAATCATAATCTGGTGTTTTTTGTAATAAATTATATAATCGTTTTATATTTAGATATACGTCATCGTCTACTTTAATTAAATATTCAAACTCAAAATAAGTAGATATGTATTTTATACTATTATATACCTTGTATGGAAATCGGATATATGAGTCATCATCTTCTGTGTATAGAATATCTATATCAAATCCAAATTTATGTTCTCTTTCTAAATGTGTTCTTTTATGTCCGCCTATTACAATAATTAATTTATATTTATTAAGAAAGTCAGATTTTAACCAATATTCTCTTAAAATATCTATTCTATTTATAGTATTATATGATGTATATAAAACAAATATATATTTATGAAATGGTTTTGACAAAGACATATTAATATTTTTCATTGCTATAATATCTTGGGGGTGTGTTGACTTATTAACATTATATGTATTATATATATAATCTTCATCGTGATAATCATATATATTTATATTATTGTAAAAGTCAAATAATGTAAATGTTCTTGATTCTGATTCTGATGATGAATATGTTTGTTGTATGTTTTTACGGAGATTGGTAATATTCTTTATAATATATTCATATGATGCGATGTAAAATATATTATTTATATCATAATAGTTAATACCATTAACATTTATATACTCTATTACATTATATAATGTGTTAAGATTAATATGTGTATCTGGATATATGTATATTATATAATTAAACTTATACTTTAGATGTAATCCAAATTCTAATAAACCATTATATATACTATGGTCTAATATAATATCACCTATTTTATGGGTTGAATATATATTGGAATCTTGTTCTGTTATTATAATATTATTATGAAATGGAATGTTGTAGAATGAACGAGTTGTTAAATTAATATTCAGTAACCAACTTTCATCTAATATTTCATCATTTATATATCTTGTAAATGACATATATGTATTAATATCTAGTGTATCAGTTTGTATAAAATCGTTTATTAATTGTCTACTATATAATGTATTTGATTCATCGCCTACATAATTAATATTAGTTTTAGATATGTCTTGTAATTTACTATATAGTAATGATATATTTACCCATTTTGGATTATCTAATATACATAAATATTTATAATCAAAATGTGAATGAATATATTCAATCGTATTTTTACTATTATTACTATATATATAATCTACAATTATTGGGGTAGTTTTACATATCATATACTTAGTGTGATATGTTGGTTTTGTTGTTGTATTATGTATAAATAGTTGGACTTGTTTATTTTTACATAAATCACCCAACCAACTATTTAATAGTACTAATAATTGCTCTTCTATATTATACGAAATATATAATAATACAATGAACTTGTAATATGTCATTTTTTATATAAAGTAATAAAAATTTTAAAATGTATAAACTAATTTAGATATATGAATATATATATATATATATGAATACTTATATTATTAAAACTCAATCTACTTATAATAGTTATAACAATATATCCACCGCGGATGTATTAGTATATGTAAATGGTGACAAACTTGAAAATACAAAAACAGATCTTTATAAAGTAAAACGATTAAATAATTACAATGAAACAAATAATGTTCATTTTGATTCATATCAATTGCCTGAGAAATTAAGAAAACATTTCAGATATGATGTGAAATGTCCTGTTCAATCCGCGTGGATGGATTATTATAAATCAAAACGAAGAACATAGTTATAATTGAACCAATGTATTAAACAAATAATTCTTCTTTAGATTTGGACCAGCAGATGTTAAAAGTAATACTGGTGGTAAAAAACTTCTTAATATAGTCCAATCGGATTTTATTAAATTAGACGATAGCCAAATATCATCTAATTCTTTTATATCATCATGTGGTATATTAAATAATTCAATATTATCTACTATTAAGGTGTCTAATATAGAACCGATAATTCCTCCATAATTCCCTTCTTTATAATCTTGATTTGTATTATTTATCATATCATCGTATGATACTATTGAATCATTATAGAAGTTGAAAATTAATGAAGTGGATTTCTTTGTATTTTCAATGTTATATTTCATATACTCGGATTTGTAGTTAAAAACCTTAATATTCCACGTAGTTAAACTCTTTTCTTTTTTCTTATTATATAAATCTTCAACCCATGTTGAATTAAATGATATAGTATTATCTATATATATAACATAATCAACATTCTTCTCTCTTAATTCTTTTGTATAAATTAATTTATCAAATGAAGAATTTATTCTACGTGATGTATATTTAAATGTAGGGTTATTTAATAATAATTCAATTGAATCAATGTTTAACTGATATAATATATGTATATGTAACCTATCTTTACAAGTCTGTTCTTCTATACTCTTTAGTGTTATATCTAAATCATCCGCGTCTTTAACATATAATATAACGTGAATAGTTGGTTCTGGTTCAGGTTCTGGTTCTGGGTCTGGTTCTGGTTCTGGTTCTGGGTCTGGTTCTGGTTCTGGTTCTGGTTCTGGTTCTGGTTCTGGTTCTGGTTCTGGTTCAGGTTCTGGTTCTGGCTCTGGCTCAGGTTCAGGTTCTGGTTCAGGTTCTGGCTCTGGCTCAGGTTCAGGTTCTGGTTCTGGCTCAGGTTCTGGCTCTGGCTCAGGTTCAGGTTCAGGTTCAGGTTCAGGTTCTGGCTCTGGCTCTGGCTCAGGTTCAGGTTCAGGTTCAGGTTCTGGCTCTGGCTCAGGTTCAGGTTCTGGTTCAGGTTCTGGTTCTGGTTCAGGTTCAGGTTCTTTTACTTTCTTCTTACGTGTTTTTTTAGGTTTTGGTTCAACTACTGGTTCTGGGATTGATTCAACTACTGGTTCTGGGATTGGTTCAACTACTGGTTCTGGGATTGGTTCAACTACTGGTTCTTTTACTTTCTTCTTACGTGTTTTTTTAGGTTTTGGTTCTGGGATTGATTCATCAACTGGTTCAACTACTGGGTCTGGTTCTTTTACTTTCTTCTTTCGTGTTTTTTTAGGTTTTGGTTCAACTACTGGTTCTGGGATTGATTCAACTTTTGGTTCAACTACTGGTTCGGGGATTGGTTCTTTTACTTTTTTCTTTCGTGTTTTTTTAGGATTTTGTGTTGTTGTTGGTGTATTTGTTTTCTTACGAGGCATATATTATTTTGTAATCTTTTTATTTCTTTTTTTTAACATACTATGTCAATTATATACTATTTCAATTATTGTGATAATAATATTTTGAAATTCAAATAAAAATGTGTCGCCATACAAATTAACTTTCTATTATTTTTATATTTATTCTTATTTTTTGTTATAAAGTATTTATATTGATTACTATTTTCTATTTCGGATAATAATAACTTAGATATTATAGAGGCATTCTCACTATGAGTTGTTTCATTAATATAACATAAAACCATTGGTTCTTTAATATGTAGATATTGTAAATTATTAATTTTACTTGAATTATACCATAATGAAGTATCTGCTGTAAATCCATATTTATGCTCGTCGAAATATTGATTATTATTATGTAATCGTTTATTCCATATTGGGGCACAATGTGGTAAATTATTTTTTATGTATGATGTTGTACTAGTCTGATATAATATATTCGTATGATTGTAATATACTATATTTTCGGTAGTGTTTATATCATACATATTACAACTTAAATCAGTTATTTTAGCATTATACTTATCAATCCATGTATCTGGTAATTGTTTAGTTGTATAGTAACTACACGATACTAAATCAACATTATATTTTTCTAAATAATATAAATGTTTCATCAAATGATCTTTTTTTCTAATATCATCTAAATTCGCATTTGTTATATATTCTGTATCTGCCCTTCGAATTCCCATATTCCATATCTCATATAAACCAGGGTCTTCTAATATTTCTATATAAGTAATATTAGAATATGAGTTTTGATATAATTCTATTACATATTTCACATATTTATTATCTTTATGCGAGTTAGATATATCATATAGAAGTAATTCACATAATGAAAACCCACCTAATATACATATATTTTTGAGAAAAGTTTCAATTAATTTATCAGCATTGTATACAGATGTAATAATAGTTATTTTTTTATCAGTCATATTATTATTTTGTATAATATTCTTTAACTATGTATTAGATATATGTATTAGATATATAAAAATTGATTTATAATAGTATATAGTTTAGTTAGTTCCCAATGAATCAGAAATCACTTGATAGGTGGTTAAATATAAAAGAAGATTATTATAAAGTAAAAAATGTATTATATTTAGATTGGTCCTCTAAGAAACCTATAAATGTGGAGTGGTTAGACAAAGTTCCATATAGTATGAAAAAAGATGATGATAATGAAAAGGTTTTTCATAAGGTATTTTGGAAACCTATAAACAAGGAAGTTATTGTATGTGGTATATTTAAGAAGTATAAAATCTTCACAGACGAAGAGATGAAATATAGCAACTATGCATTTCTTAAATCTCATCTACAAAAATCAATAAGAAGAGGTAATGATAACAATGCGGTTAAAACAGCATTTCATATGATAAAGATGAATCCAAATCAGTTTCTAAGAAGACTTGCGATTATTATGATTGAAGATGTTGTTCTACACGAATGCTTTGGTATTATTCTGTGGCTTACTATTGCTACATCAAATTATTACTTACTTAATAATATACAGGTAGAATGGTTGTTAGGTGTTGTCAGAATATTATGTATAAATCCTTATAAAGATGTATATAATTTGGAAAAAGGTAGAGAAACTCGATTATATGATATGTTGAATAATAGATATATGAGTCTCGAATGTAGACATTATTCTTTACTTTATTCAATACATTTTAGAGAATCGTATGGAGGTATGACGTGTGATAAGAAGATGTTATCAGATTTTAGTAAATTATGGTATCATAGATTTAAGAATAATATTGATTGTGATAAACTTGATATAACACCTATACGTCCAATATCTATCGTTATAGATGAGTTAGAACTTCATCACTGGGAACTATCGGCAATTGACTTCCATTGTGCTAAATATCTACTTGATATCATCGTAAAGAAGTTCCCCGAATATACACTTGACGTTGTTAAGTCTATTATGTGGAATTATAGTTCAAAGATTAATTATAGAGAAGAAGATGTTGGAACGTCGGATGATTGGAATAAGATTGAATGGTTTGTTGAATCAAAGCAGAAATATATCCTTTATCGTTATAGTGTTTTAGATGAATAAAAAATTTGATGGTAAATAATATGAGATGTTATTGACTATTCTCGACTATTCTTTGAACATGTCTGGTGATGAAGAACTTGCGTATCTGAAGGCAAAGATTGAAGGTCAGCAAGCGCAGATTACCGTGTTGGAAAATGCGCTCGCCGTGCAGAGCGCGGTGATCACCACGCAGAGCGGTCTGATCGCCGAACTGAAACTGGTATATGTCACAATTGGCAACGATAGGAATGTTGTCCACGAGGATGAACTCGCCGAAATGAAAATGGCATTGGACAAGCCGAAGAAGGGGCAGAGGCAGAAGAAGGATCCGAAGCCGAAGCCGAAGAAGGAGCAGACGCCGAAGAAGGAGAGTATCTCCCATGAGGAGAATCTCAAGAGCCTGTTGGATACGAAGGTTCCGACCCTCTTGGCGAACATCCCCCGCGACTACAAGGTCACCTTCGGGGACAGCCACCCGCTGGAGAAACCGCTTGGCAAGTACCTCGAAGGGTTCGACTTCATCTCGCTTGACACAAGTGAGCAGACAGACGGGACGGGACCAGTCTGGGTTTCTCTGAAGGATGCGTGAGACTAAACACCACCTACATTATAACATTTTTTCGTTTAACCAAATAGCATTATATATATATATAATTCAATGATACAATTTCAAATTATAAATTCATTAAAAACATATATTTTGACAAAACATAGTCATTATTATACCATTGAGGATTATATTAAAGACGGGGGGTTATACATTAAATGTGATAAAACATCTTTATCCGAACATATAGGTGATATTAAGGATTATAAAGTTGAACTTGACGAATCTAAATGTAAATCACTCGGGGTTTCATATAAAGATGATAAATTCTATTTAATGAATCTGTTTATATATGCGAAACACGATAATCTAAAGATTGGTTATGACAGGAAGATGTTATTTGAATATTTTGAAGAAAGTAGTAATATAGATATGTGTGTATATGATGATAATACACCACTATATATACTATATGATAAAGTTATTGTATATGGTATTAATTATAAAGACCATATTATAACTAAATTCGATATATCATATATATCTAATGAGAATATATTAATTATAGAAGATGCGTGTGATATTTTACATAATACAAGAATAAAAAATATATATAATGATATAGAAAGGTTTAATATAAATCATATTATAATATTACATTCAAATAAGACAATATATAAGGAATATTGTAAATTAAAAACGGACAATATAGTCCAATCAGTAACATATTATCCATATCCAGTTCATTTAGATTATAAAGCCCAACAATTAGTCAAGTATGAAAAGATATATGACATCTTATTATTTGGTTCAATTCGAATGAAAGATGACGAGGAATGTTATTCATTTAGGTCACGATTATACTATATATTAAAAGACAATATTTTTACTAAACTTAAAAATATTAGGATAAAAATAATAGACCATCCCGATAATACAACTATTGAAAATAGATCATATATTATAGGTAATAATTTAATTCGAATGTTTAAACAATCAAAATTTGTTATATGTACTTCAAGTAGATTTAACTTACTCCTTAGAAAATATGTTGAAGTTAATTGCTCTAATACATATATTATAGGTAAAAATCCTTTTAAAATTGTCCCAACTGATTCTATAATAATTATTGAACCCACTATGTCAAATGAAACTATTATATCACGTTTTATTGACGCGGTTGAGAAATATGATACTCTAAAAGATAATGTGACACCTATATTAGATGGAAAATTAACACATTGTAACTTCTATAATGATATTATAAATAGAACTTTTATTGAGAAATATAACTATTTAGTTGAATAGATTATATATATTGTATGTGTAATATATATTGTATGTGTAATATATAAGAGTATATATACTTATATATACATATATATGAGTGATAATATAAAACAAATACTTATTAAATATTTAAAACCCAGTGATAAAGAATTAAAACCCAGTGATAAAGAATTAAAACCCAGTGATAAAGAATTAAAACCCAGTGATAAAGAATTAAAACCACATATAGTGTTGATAGTTGGGACTAGACCGAACTTTATAAAAGCATTTCCTGTTTATAATGTGTTAAAAGATATATTCAGATTAACTCTTATACATACAGGACAGCATTTTGATTCTAAAATGAGTGATATATTTTTCAAACAATTAAAATTCCCATTACCTGATATTACTTTATATGGTAATAATAATAATAGTAATAGTAATAATAATAGTAATAGTAATGAACCACATAGGAAAGCGGGGATACTTGATATGATGTTATATAATGGAATGTGTGATTTTGAGAATTTAAGTAAAAAGAAGGCAATAGTTAATAAACTGATGACACATAAAGGGAATATAGGGCAATTGGGTGATATAAGAGATAAACTATGTATTGAATTGTCTAAATTACAACCAGACTTAGTTATGGTATTTGGTGATGTAACAAGCACATTAGCTGGCGCATTAAGCGCCAAATCATTGAATATTGATATAGCACATGTTGAAAGTGGGTTAAGAAGTGGTGAGATAACAATGCCAGAGGAAGTTAATAGAATCCTAGTTGATTATATGAGCACATATCTATTCGTTACTGAAAAAAGTGGATTAGATAATTTAAAATATGAATCGATTACTAAAAATATATTTTTAGTAGGAAATACTATGCTTGATACACAACATAAGTTCTTACCATTGGCGCTTAAGACAGATTATAATAATAGTATTGGCGTTGCTAAAGGTTCTTATGTTCTTATTACTTTACATCGTCCAAGTAATGTAGATTGTAATGATAGATTTAAGGAAATATATCAAGATATAATTGAATTGAGTAAATCGGTCAGAGTTGTTTATCCAGTCCATCATAGAACCCGAGAACAAATAAAACAATTCGGGGGATTTGATGATAATGTAATTCTACTTGAACCTCTCGGATACTTGGAATTTAATTGTCTAATGGCGAATAGTAAATATGTTATAACTGATAGCGGGGGAATACAAGAGGAAACAAGTAATCTTGGAATTAAATGTTTAACACTGCGAAATAATACAGAAAGACCCAGCACTCTTGTTCAGAATGGTGGGACGAATCAGTTGATAAGTCGTATTTGCGGTGTTTCTATAAAATCAACTAATTTCATATAAGACATTACTCCAATATGTTCTTTAACGATTTTATCATCTATATAAAGTGTAAGTATTGGAACTATTTCTGGTTTATTATAGTTAATTGGTGTTTTTGTAATCTGTAAATTATTATTCTTTTCTTTTTTATATCTATCTAATATATCAATAAGTTCTGTCGAATGACTACAATATGGATTATATTTAATGATGACGTTTTTATGTAAAATATTATATAACTCATTATCTATTTTTATTATTGGATTTGTTAGGATATTTCTCAATAATGTAAATGTTTTATTTGATATATTAGTTAGTTTTTTATATAATAGTGAATTGAAACCGGTTATATATATACTATTTGGATTTAATTTTAGAATATCTAATAGTATGATTAATATTTTACATTCTGATAGTTGCTCTAGTTTATATGCTGATGTCATATAACTATATAATTTGGTTTCTTCTAATATAGGTGTTTTATATTGGTTTATATTATAATATCTTATATGTTTTATTTTATTGACGATATATGTATTATGTGTTATATCACCTATATTTGTTATATCTAAATATTTTATATTTGGGATATAAGTAGGTGTTTCAGTATTGATTTTAACTGGTTCTATTGTGTCATTTATAATAAGGGGGTCTTCCTTTATATTAGTAATAAGTAAATTATTTTGTTCTGTTGATAACTCATCTACTATCAAAATTATATCTTTACCTTGTATAAGATTTTTATACATCAATATGTATTATATATATATTTATATTTATTTTTATAATAGTTATATAATAATAATAGTTATATAACAAGATTAGATATATCATCAAACGGAATATTATTAATAAAATATAAAAACCATAGTCTTTTTCTTTCTATTAAATTTGAATATAACGCATTTTCAATAGTTTGTTTATTCCATATTAAAAGTGGAACTAGATAACTTCTTTTTATAGTCCATTTTAATATATGTATTAGATAATATGATATCCATATATCATCAATTAAATTAATCTCTTTATCTGGTATATGAAAGAAATCATCGTTTTCAAATATAGATGTGTCGATTATTGAACCACCTGGTCCTCCATAATTACCACTTGTATATTGCGTATTCTCATTTTTAGTAACATTATTATATGTTACAATTGTATCTGTATTATAATTTATATCAATTAGATCTTTAGAAGTATAATCAATTGGTTTATTATTATGAATAAATAACTTTATATACCACGTTATAAAATGCTTTGGTTTTCTTTTATTATATAGTCGTTCAACCCATTTAGGTCTAAATTTCATATCATCGTCTATATATATGATATATTCAATCCCATATGTTCTTAACTCTCTACCATATATAAATCGTTCAAACACATTGTTTTCATTATTATAGTTATTGAGTGTTATTTTGATTAGTTTGTAATTTGGTTGTGTTTTGTCACTTGGGTTTTTATTATAATTTTTTATTATGTGATTAATATTATCTGTTTCGGCTGGGTTATTATTTAATATATGTAGATGGATTTTACAGAAGACTGATTGATTTATAAGAGACTCTATTATTTCTGGTAGATTACATACTCTTTTATAAGAACACATAACTATATGTATATCATCCTGTAATATAGAATGTGTCATATTGTAAATATATATAATTATTATTGATATATAGTTTAGTCTTATTTGAGACAATTATTAAAATACCATTTTGATTCATTAGAAGAGAATGAATCTAATAATTCTCTTATTATACCATCTGTATTGCCTATAATAACACCATTTTGTTTTAATTTGTCTATTGCTATAGTGTGGTCTGTTTTAGATTGAGAGCTAACAGCATCAATTGGAATATTAACACTATAATTATGCTTTATTAAGTCAGTGGTGGTTTGCATTATACACCATTCTGTTTGTATTCCTGTTAGTATGATATTATCAATATTATGCTTGTCTAAGACTCTTAATAAGAAATTATCATACATCGAATATTTAGTATAGTCTTTTATAATACTATTTTTTGGTATATATAATTCTTTATCCAGTTCGCCTAATTTAGCAGGAACTAATTGTCCAAACTGAACACATTTTATATTATCTAGTTTATCAGACATTCTTAGTAATTTATTCGTATTTTGTATAATATTTTTATAATTTATAATATTATTTTTGGCACTTTGTTGTAGATGACATACTAATAATAGATTATTTTTATATCTCATATTATAAAATATAAATTATTTAGTATATCGTTATATATAATTTTTTTTGTATATATATTAATATAAGTTTTAATATATTAGAAATTAAAATAATATTATATTTAATTTCTTAGAAATACAAAATAATATATAATATATATTATAAATGGCTCCTAACGATATATATATTGACGAGGTATACATTGATACAAATGGTGGAAGCGCATATACTAGTATTGTTAATTTATTGAATGGTCAAAGTGTTCATAGCAGTGTTAATACTACAACTGGTTTTAAATGGATTGCTCAAATAACAAATGGGACTGATTCAACAATTGATATGTCGAATACTACTATTCGTCTGAATATATGTCATAATTATGCAAATGACGAAAATGATGTTTCTGAACATGATACTCATATTGATATTACAAGTGGTACAATTGTGGCAGATGCAAGTTATTATATTGGTTGGAATAGTATTACTGGGAGAACTGCAAATACTGCGAGTACAGCATATTTAGCAGACCAAAAAAATGATAGTAATAATATTGTTGCTGCAGCACGATTTAAATTATATTTAAATAATGTTTTTAAAGATGTCGCGGGAACAAATACACAAGATGGTACTAATAATTATTTTACTAATTCTTTATCATTTCATATATTTGGGTTAACGAGCAATGATGATGGCTCACTTAGAAGAAAATTAAGTGTTACTCCACCTAATACAAGTTATACTGCAAGTGATTGGCAAATTTCAACAACAAATCATTTATCTAGTTCTGCAGCTGGCGACCCACATATAACAACATTTTCAGGGGATCATTACGAATTTGACTATTTAGGTGCGTTTAGATTATTTGAAACACAAATTGATAATAATTTAATTATAATAAATGGATTCTCAGAAAAAGGACCGGGTAGATGGAGTAATAAACAATACATCAAGAAATTATTTATAATACACAATAATAAAAATATATTATTTGATATGGGATACAGAGGTAGTCCAGTTAAAGTCATTGAAAATAATGGATTTACATACACAGATGAAGAAATATTTATGAACGAAGAAGCAAAAAGATATAGTTTTGATAGTAGATATTCGACTATAAATAAAGACGAACCAGTTACAGAGAACTTACCTGAATTGATTAGAAATGAAATTAAATTGACAATATCAGACAATGATATACATTTATTTGACATTATATTACAAAATGTAAATGAATATAACTTACAACCATGTCGTATTAATTTCAATTTACGCAATCGTATAACAAAACTAGCAAAAGGGTGTTTAGTCGATATTAGATATGCACCTGTATCTAAACTAGATGATATAAAAAGTGTAAAAAGACTAGAAGAACCAACCTTACTTGATTTACAATCACTTCCAGAATTGGAAATAGAACCAAGCCTACGCAATATCAAGTGGAAGTAAATTGTTAAATGTCAAGTATGTAAGCATCGATTATATGAAAGCATAAGAGTTTAATATAAAATTGTTTTAGATTATTTTATCACTATATAATATATGAATGACACATTACATATGAATGACACATTACATATGAATGATAAAAGAATATTAGTTACAGGTGGTGCTGGATTTATAGGCTCTCATATATGTGAGAAATTACTTGATACTGGTGTAAAACTAGTTAGAATAGTAGATAATTTATCTACGGGAGATAAACATAATATACAACCATTTCTAGATAAATATAATAATATAGAGTTTATATGGGGGGATATCGGTAATCTAGAAACATGTAGATCGGTGTGTAATAATATAGATATAATATGTCATCAGGCAGCATTGGGTTCTGTTCCGCGTTCGGTGAATGACCCATTATCATCTCATAATTCAAATATAAATGGAACTTTTAATTTATTACTTGCTGCAAAAGAAAATGGAATAAAAAGATTTGTATATGCCAGTAGTAGTAGCGTATATGGAGATAGTAAAGAATTACCAAAAGTTGAAGATAGAATAGGATATGTGTTATCTCCTTATGCTCTTAATAAAAAGGTATGTGAATTATATGCAAATATATTTACTCGATGTTATGATATGGAATGTATTGGATTGCGATATTTTAATGTCTTTGGACCTAGACAGAATCCAAATGGTGATTATGCTGCTGTTATACCTAAATTTATAGAATTAATGAAAGATGGTAAATCACCCACTATAAATGGAGATGGTAGTTTTTCACGTGATTTTACATATATAGATAATGTAGTTCAAGCAAATATATTAGCAATGACAACTGAAAATAAAGAATGCTTTGGACAAGCATTTAATATTGGTGCTGGTGGAAGAACTAGTCTAATTGAACTAGTTAATGCGATAAACGTCGGATTGAATACAACGATTGAACCAGTCTTTGGAGAAAATAGAAAGGGAGATATACCACATAGTAACGCTAATATAAGTAAGGCTGTTGATATGTTGGGGTATGAAGTTAAAGTTTCTTTTAGCGAAGGTATTATTAGAATTATTTAATAATAGAATTATTTAATATAGATTTAATAACTCCCATCGAAAAAGTTGCGTGTTTTTCAGTTATAGATGGGTCACATTTTAATAAGATAGTTGTTTTAAATAATTCTTGAGTAATAGGTAAATTATTATCAGGTTTATATTTATGTAGTGCTTCTTCTAAATAAACCTCACTACAGCTACCAATTTGGCAAAATATTCCTTTATCATTTATTAATTTTATAATTTCATCTCTTGTAATATCAAACTTATCTAGTTCGATAAAAAAATAATATTTATAGTATGAATGGTATATATTATCAGGTGGAATTGTTATTCTAATACCTTCTATATTAGATAAATTTTTATTATATATCGATGCTATTTCTCTTCTATGATTAACCCAAGTTTTTAATTCATCTAATGCTATGATACCAATTACTGCCTGAATTGGAGTCATTCTCCAATTAGTTCCTACAATATCATGTAACCATCTAAATCCATCAGAATGATGTTTATTAAATATATCATCATAATTTTTACCATGATCTTTAATAGACCATGCTTTTTTATATAAATCAATTGAATTTGTTGTTATCATCCCACCTTCACCACCTGTTGTAATTATTTTGTCTTGGCAAAAAGACCACGCATTTATATCACCCCATGACCCAACTGATTTATTATTATATTTAGCACCATGCTATCTTTTCATCTTTAGTTGTTGTTACTAATAGGTCTGAATTATTATTTTGAAAAGATTCAATACAATTATTAATATCTTGGGTTGTTCTCAAAGGTGCTATACATGGGATACTAATAAATAAATCAAATGTATCTCCCATATCTTTTATAAAATTTATGGCGTGTTTCCAAGAATCCAATTCTATTGATTCCGAAGTAGCCAAATATGAAGGTCTGTTAATGATTATGTCAGCGCCATATTTATCTGCTATATTTGAAATTTCAATTGAATCTGTCGAAACAATTACTTTTTCTATATTAGTCATTGATTTTTCCACTAATGATGAATAGAGATATAGATGATGTTATAAATAGTATTGATAAAGTTGTAAATTTTTATAAATTATAATTATTAAAAATCATAATGAAAATATTGTAAATATTTATAATGTAAGCATTTATATAATTTTTATAATGTAAGTATTTATATAATATGACTAATATTTTAGTGCTAGGATCTTGTAGATTGAATTTTAATTTGAATAAATATAATTTATTAAGAGCTGATAATATTCAATTAACACATAATCATAATGAAATTTTATCTATAATTATTTTTTTAACAAACAATAATAATGATAATAACATTTTAACAGATTATTCTAAAATTAAAAAATCTGTTCCAGAGAATTCAGAAAATAATTTATTTAAATTAATAGAAAAAAATAATATAGTTTTATTGGAAATATGTACTATCCGAAGTTATTTTGAATATATATCAAATGATCTGTATATTTCATCAAATGTCGGGGAATATATCGGAAAATATAATGATAATTTGTCAGATTGTAACTATATAAAGATTGGAAATTCTTCACAAAAACGAGATGATAAAATAGAAACAATATTTTTTAGAAAGGATAATATAATTTTATTAAATAAAAATTTATACTGTTTACTTAAGGTAGGAAATTATGTAAAAAATAAAGAGTTCCTAGAAATAAATTATAATAAAGAACAACAAGAAACAATAATAAAAATTGAAAATATGCCTAATAATTATTTTCAAACATTTTCAATTGGGTTTGATTATGATTATATGGTAGACCTTTCATATAATGTTAAAATCTGTATAAATTGTAATTCAAATAAAGATATTTTTATTAAATATTATAACGGAACTGAATATATTTATACTAATCAAAAAGTAAATAATAATATTTTAATAGAAAATTTAAAAATAAAAATTTTCATTGGTTTTTATAAAAAAAATGCTACCGGTGAAATAATGACGAGTAATTTATTGAAAGAAACAAATGAATTTCTTTGGAACATAAATTTCAATATTAAATCTTATGAAATAATTATTAATAATTTAAAAGAAATAGATAATACATTGCCAAAAATAGCGTTTACACAAAACGAATCATTTAAATCATTTATAAATAATTTTTATTATTTTTTAGAATATTTTAAAAATAAAAAAATTGTTGTTGTTCCTCATTTAACAATTAAAGACAATGATGAAGAAATCATACCTGAATATGTAAATAATTCTAGGATGAAGTTTGTAAATTTATTAAAAGAAACGATACCCAAAATACCAAATTGTTATTTCTTTGAAAATAATGTTTATAATGATTTATTAGATGATCAAAATCATTATAACGAAGATGGATATAAAACAGTTGGTAAATGTCTAGAAAAATTTTTAAATGATAAAGTAAATAAAAATTAATTCATACTAAGATATATGTAAATTTTTTATAATTATTTCTTGTCTAATTGTTTTTGATGTCTATGATATTCTCCATTTTGATCTATTTGATAGACCAATGTGCCCACTAATATTATAATTAGAAAAATTATTATTAATTTTTTCATTATAAGTAATCCATATTTATTACAACAACTCATCCACTGAAAACGTATCCGAATAATTTATTCTAGTATCTTTAATGTCATCATAATTCGTTAATAAATACAATAACTTTCGTGTCCATTCTTCTTCGTCATATGATTCGCATACCAAATAATCAGGATATAGTTCACTGAATCCAATATTACGTGTGATTAAAGGCATACAATTATGATGATATGCTTCCCGGATTGTATTTGAATTTGAATCAAACAACGACGGGAATAGTAATATTTTACTTTTATTCATAGCAGTTATTGTATCTGTATGATTTGTTAGTCCATAACATTGTGTATTTGGAATATCGACGAAATCATCATATTTCTCTCCAACTATGATTTTATTATATTTATCGAATAATTCGTTTTTTAAAACATTAATTAAAAAGAAATTATTTTTATTTTTACGATTTAGTTTACTACATACCAATATAATATCATTTGTTTTTTCTAATAATGGTAACTTTTTAATTTTGTTAGTTGTATCAACCACACCCTTTATTTTATGCGTGTATTCGGGGTATATTTTTCGGAATATATTATTTGTTAACTCGCTATTTATAACTATATCGTCTATAATAGATATAGTATTAATCTCTTTTTCAAATCTCTTATCAACTATAAAATCATCACATAATAATTCTTGTGCCGATTTGTCGGGATAATATAATCTAAAATGATTTATACCTGATAATAAATATGTAGCATGGCATTTGAATATCTGTTTACAATAATATGGTGCTAGATAATTCTTTGCTAAACAAACTGTAGGTGCTCGTTTCAAATATTGAATCGTTTCATATTTAACTATATTCTCATTATATTTGTATGTATACAAGAATATACCCCCGATATTATCAGGGTCTTTATTTATAGTTAAATCATTATGGAAGAATACACCACATACATTGTAGTTATTTCGTCTAAATTCCTTGATTAACTCATACGCATTTGTCGCAGCCCCACCATATCCAGGATATTGGGTTGAACTTATTACTATGGCGTGATGTGTTTTAATAACAGGGCGTGTTTTAATAGTATGTATTTTACACTGTGTTTCATCATATCCAACAGAGTATGAAGATTTAAATTTGAATTGTATAAAAACAATCAAAAATACAATTAATTGCGAAGTAGGATTTTCAGATCATACAACTGATTATAAGGCATCGTTATATTCCATTTTATTAGGTGCTACTTATATTGAAAAGCACTTTACTTTAAACAAAAATATGGAAGGTCCCGACCATAAAGCCTCTTTAAATCCACCAGAATTAAAAGAATTTATTAGATTAATCAGAGAGTGTGATATTATTCAAGGAGATGGTATAAAAATATGTAAAGATTGTGAAATAGGAAATAAAAAGTTAGTAAGAAGATCATTATATATAAACAGAGATAAAGCAATAGATGACATAATCAATGAAGATGATCTAATAGCAATGCGTCCAAACACAGGTATATGTATTTCTAAATTTGAATCAATTATTGGTAAGAAGTTAAATAAATCTTTACAAAAAGGAAGTATATTATGTTTAACTGATTTATATTAGATGTTTAACTGATTTATATTAGATGTTTAACTGATTTATATTAGATGTTTAACTGATTTATATTAGATGTTTAACTGATAAATCAACTATAACAATTCATCTATATGAAATGTTTCCGAGTAATTTATTTTTGTATCTTTTATATCCTCATAATTCAACAATAAATATAATAACTTTTCAGTCCATTCCGTTTTATTAAACGTGTCGCAAACCAAATGTGGTGGGTATAATTCACTATATCCAATGTTTCGTGTTATTAGTGGTAAGCATTTATGATAATATGCTTCTCGTATAGTATTTGAATTTGAATCAAATAAAGAAGGAAATAAAAGTATTTTACTTTTATTCATTGCATTAATTGTATCTGTATGATTTGTTAAACTATAACATTGTGTATTTGGTATATCAATAAAATCATTATAATCCTCCCCAACTATTATTTTGGAATATTTATCGAAAACTTTATTTTTAAGAATATCAATCAAGAATAGATTATTTTTATTCTTTCGAGTTAATTTACTACACACCAATATAATATCATTTATTTTCTCGAGTAAAGGTAGTTTTTTTATTTTATTAGTTGTATCTACAACACCTTTGATTTTATGAATATATTCTGGATATATTTTTTTGAATATATTACAAGTTAAATTACTATTTATAACTATATCATCTATTATAGATATAGTATTTATTTCTTTGTCTAATTTCTTATCAACTATAAATTCTGGATGTAATAATTCCAGTGCTGATTTGTCCGAATAATATAACCGAAAATGATTTATACCTGATAGTAAATATGTCGTATAGCAATTAAATATCTTTTTGCAATAGAATGGTGCCATATAATTCTTGGCTAAACATATCGTTGGTTTATGTTTTAGATATTGTAAAACATCATCTCTTACTTTATTATCATCATACTTAGTTGTATATATAAATATACCTCCTATATTATCAGGGTCTTTATTTATATTTAAATCATTATGAAAGAATACACCGCATACATTATATTTTTGTCTTCTGAATTCCTTTATTAATTCATATGCATTCGTTGCCGCACCACCATAACCAGGATATTGAGTACTTGATATTACTATAGATTTAGCATACTCTTTACACCCATTAAAAAATCCTTCTACTTTTACATTACTACATGACTCATAGAAACTATTCTGAACAATATATTTTATCTGTTTCATATAATTCACCATTTCATTATTATCAACATGTTCTATACATTCAAATCCATATTTTTCATATTCAGAACTATTATATCCTATTACTATAACATTATTCTTTGTTTTTAAGAAATTGATTGATTTATTTATATTTTTAATAGGTCTCTTAAAATTACTCATTATTAATCCATAATTATATTGTCTTGTATCCCAATTTATATCTGGTTCTAGTTTCAACTTATAATATGAAATAAAAGTGGAATAGAATAAAGAAGTGTCTATCCCATATATATCTTTTAATATCTTTTGAGTATGTGAGCTATTCGAAAATGAAAAATCACTATTCTTTATTTGGTCTAACATTCCTTTGTTAATATATCTATCGCTATCTTCTTTTGTTTTAATATTAAAATAATATTTTTTTAGACAATTATTATATATACCGGGTATAAAGAAAAAGATAGGACACTTATATATGTCTTTTATATTTTCTTTCATATATAAAACACTTTTTAATATAATTAAATCTGGTTTAAAGTTCAAGTTTTTCAATGTATTATATAATGTATTCTGATTAGTTATAATATAATTATTAGTTGATTCTCCGGTTGATTCTTTATGATTATCATTTTCATAATTATAATATACCGCATATGTATTACAATATTGTGTGAAATGTGTTTGTAATCGATCGCAATTTGTTGCCGCCCCACCATATCCTGGATAATCACCACATATAAACAATACATTTTTAAATTCTTTAACTATGTCTGTTAGATAGTATATATTATTATATATATCGTCTAACATATCATTTGTTATTGCGTCTGAATATAAATCATATGGAATTGTATTATGATTAAGTAAAATCAATTTCTGTTCTATTTGTGATTTAAATATATCTGCGGATATTATATAATTGTCTTTTATGGTAAACCCTTTATTATATCCTTCTTTAGTTATATCACATTTAATACCTGATGCTATTTTAATAACATTTGAATAAGTATCTTTTTCTATTATACATATAATGTTTTTATCCCCGTCATAGTCAATCATTTTATATCCATTATCTGTATTTTCTAGTTGTATCATTGATTTTGATGTATTATAAATATTTTCTTGATAAATATTCATTATATAATATTTGATATATCAATATAACCTATATTACACGCAATTATCATTATCATCCCTCATTTCATCGCGTTCTGTTATAACAGCCTCTAGAACTTTATTAGGGGTTTCCTTTCGTTTCATATGATTATATAGTGCTAGAGTGTCCTTTGGAAAACATCCTCCTCCATAGCTGAGTTTTCCATCTGTACCCGGAACATTTGTGTGCATTGGGTTTATCCATTTATTTTTCAACATTAAGTCTTTTACATTATCATAATCTATGTTACTCTTCTTACATAGAGCATAATATTCATTAAATAATTGAATCTTTGAAGCATAAAAGTTATTAACAAATATCTTCATACATTCCGATTCATTACTATCACATTGCGATATTTCAGCATTCGGATAATATGTCCTATATAATTCGTCTAGTGTATTTACTAATTCTTGCTTACAATTTGTGTGTTTTCCGAGAACTATATGCTCTTGATTATGGAAATCGTGTAGTGCCGTTTTGGCAGTTAAAAATTCGGGATTGTGTAATAAGTTAAAATGATGAATGTCTTTAAACATATCATATAACATTTGCGTCGTTTCAGGTTCAATTGTCGATTTGAGAACTACTAAACCCCCGTATTCGTATTTAACCAATTCTTGTAATACTTCAATTATAGCGGATTTATCATATTCGTTGGTTTCATTGGAGTACTGAGTAGGGAGACATAAAAACATTATATTAGATGCTATAGTTTCCTCCAACGTCCCAATACCTCCATTTTTGTATTTATCATATCCAACGACGTCGATGTCTTTTTGCTGAAATGACTCGAACATTGCTGTCCCAACGAAACCGAGTCCAATAATACTAATCTTCATATGTATATATTATAATATATTATAATAAGACGTTGAAGTTATTTTATAAAAAATTGAATTCTTTATTAATATAGAAAAAACAGACAAAACAATATGGGATTGGTGATTTCACTTTTTGCGTCTTATCGTGCTAACGACCCAGTCTTTTGGGAATTGGTGGCGGTTTTTTGTCGACTGGGAAAAAACAAGACAAAGCAGGTGGTTGCAAAACCACCCAGTCTTGGGGTTATCGATAAAACCCCACAACGACCCCGTCTTGTGATTCCACCGAAGTCCGAGTATGAGCTTTTCACAAAGTTACCGAATAGGTTGACCATTCGAAGGGAAATAGGGACAGGATACTTATTTTACTTTAAACCCCGTGATATTAGCGAGGGCGAATTGAATTTGAATAAGTTGAATTGTCCATATATCCAACGAGCTGGTTTTAGTGTTGTTGTAGATGGCGATGAGTTTATAGTGTTCCCCGAAGAAAAGGGTGCTATCGATTTAATGGAGTGCCTTCTTGACGGGCGACTACTTCCTATTGAATCGATATCGCAGTTTTTACAGGCGTGTAAACATATGCGGGAGAAGGGAATCTTCAATTTTGACATGAAGCCTGAAAATATTCTTCTGCTGCCAAACGGGGATATCTTGATTATTGATTTCGGTGGTTCTGATGTGATGAAAACAGGACAAGTGTTGAAGTGTGAACACACCTTTACAGGAATGTACAACGCACCAGAAGTAGTTCCAGAAAATTGGGGCAAACCGATTAACATAGGAGCAGCACAAGTTATGATTGAGATGCTAGTGCTCTTTACGACGCTGTTTAGACATACACTTGGTCCGATATCCAATGACCAGAAGGCTAATCACCACTGGATGTGGAAGGACTATTCGTCTAACCCGAATACACAAATCCCGCTCGATTTGAACACACGGATTGATGAAACGCAAACAAAGTATACTGGTCCTATCCCTAGTGATATTATCGGTAGATTTTGTAGTCTATTCAAAAAGGTGTTCGTATATAATCCGAATGATAGACCTACGGGTGATGAGGTTTATGATGAATTGGATGATATTATGAAGTGTCTCCGAGAGAATTATCCCGAGATTACCAAGTATTAAACTTTGATTCTTTTATAATTTATATAAAAACATTTTTTTAATTAGAAGCAATGGATATACTATATGGATTACTTTATTCGGGGGTTTTCATATATATATGTGATACTATATGGTCCGCATGGTCTCATTATGAAAAATTAGAACAAGTCCCTTTAATTGATACATTATCATTAAGTTCTAATAATTTTGATTCACGTAATAAAACATATATATGTCATAACACAAATACATTTATAAAGAAATCTTATAAATACGAGTATGAAACACTTATTAAATTAAAAGATATAGACGAGGTTATTAATGTTATTAATCCCTATATTTGTATAAATGAGGACGAGTGTTATATACCAATGCCGTATTTAAAAAATTGGGTTATTCTATCTGAATATAATAGTAACAGACGCATTCTCATAGAATTGTTTATAAAAATATGTCGTGGTTTAGAAAAGATTCATAATACGGGTGTTATACATTGTGATATTAAACCCGATAATATTATGGTTTCTCCGAATGAAGATATTGTATTTATTGATTTTGAACCGACTGGTGGAACAAGTGGATACATCGCACCCGAAATAATATACGATAAATACGACGAATCTATTTATACAACTGCGGTTGATATATGGTCATTAGGAATGACGATGTTAAACGTGTATATAGAAGATGTAAATAATGAACTATATAAACTAACGGGTTTGTGTAATAATACTAAGAAATCACAAATAATTGAAATGGAAAGAAATATTAATATACTTATAAATCATAGCACATCGGATACAATAGATGCTAAGATGGCGGATTTATTTGTCAAGATATTGTGTATTGAACCTGATAAACGAATCGGATTATCAATTATTATCGATGAACTTAATATGATTTATACTTAATATTATAGTAATATCAGTAATATATAAAATGCCTAATAAAATAACACTCGAAACATTTATAACTTGTGATAATATAGATAAATTATATTATAATTGTTTCGAAAATAAACAATGTCACGAGGATAATGATCGTGTCATTTATCATAATGATATAAAATTGTCTTGTGCTTTTATTCAACAACTTTATAAAATGTGTAAAATTAATTCTTTAGATTAATCGATATCTAGATTAATTTTATTATTTAATCTTCTCAGATTAACTGATTCAACTTCTTCTTGTCCACCAAATATATATTCTTTATATTTGTCAAAGTTATTATTCTTTTCGAATACATTATTGAATCTTTCCTTTACGATTTTATTAGACAATGCTTTCTTGCGTTTAGAAACGGAATATTTCAATTTATCCCCTTTCTTTGTATTCAGATTTTCTATATTATGAACGCCCATAAATTGTAATACTTCATCTCCTAATTCTTTCTTCTTTTGTTTCCGTTCTTTTATTGCCTCTTGGAGCATTTTGATTTCATCATCTATACCCATCCAGATTTTAACCTTCGATTTAAAATCCTTTAATTCAATTTCATTTATAACAACAATCTCTTCTTCATCTTCCTCTTTATGAAGCATCTCGTTTATTTTTTCCATATTAGGTGGAACCTTCTCTGCGAATGAAGTGGATGGTTCTGCTAAAACTAGTTGATTGTATATCCCTTGTGGTCCATAATTATTCATATATAAAAGAATATAATTATATTCTTATTTAAATTTATTTATTTGATTATAGTATATGGGAATTAATATTACAGGATTAACAATAACTAATAATGAAATTATTATTGATTATAAGGGGGGTGGTGAACCTAAAAAGAGTATGATATGTAATGGAATTGATTTAGAAGGCGGGTATGCTTCTTTTACCACGTATCCTTTAATTAATTCGACTGGTACATGGGGAATGAATAATAAAATTCCATCTACTCTATATGGAACGGCGGTTCCAACTTATTGGTACACATTAGATTCTTCAAATAAAGTTATAAGTGGTTTGTCTCGAGGAAATTGTAAAGGTGGAATTGTAGGAAAACAAAACGTTTTTCCGAGTTATAAAGGAGAAAAATTATGTTATGAACTCATAAATCAAATTAGTCATGAAAAAATAAACACAATAATTGTAGAGACATGCGCGGGCAATTGTGGAGAAGCGGAATGTGCTACATGCTGTGCGTCAAATATGTATAAATCTGGATATAGGGCATTTCCGTCTCAGTCATGTACCCCAATGACCAACAATTCGAATATTAAATGGGACACATTACCACCTATTTCAGGAAGTGGTCCACCATCTACTTTAAAATATATTACACCTGGTCCGAAAGGATGTCTACGCGCGGATTGGTGTAGTGGATATTACGCTCATTTTGATTTAGACGATAGGATACCTTCTACATTTTTTGGACAGGGTCCAGATGGGTACATACTAAATGAAGGGGTTATGAAATATACAAGAATAACGTGTCCCAGTCCTCTTTAAATTCCCAAAACAACTGCCGTATGCCAATCTTCATCTTCCTTGAGTTTTGCTAGGCATTTCTTTCGTGTTGCCAGATAGATTTGGTCTTGTAGATTACAAGTATGAGAACTAATCTTTTTATAACACCCCCGATTATTAAGGAAATACCTAGATGATTTAAGGTGAGTTGCGGTTACTTCATTTATTTCAAGTATATTATTTGAATTATCAAAACGACGGAATACTCTCATTATATATATTACTTAGAAAATCTTTCTAATATCCGTTTTATTATATCAGTTGTTGAAACTCCTTCGGTATATTCCAATCTCTTGAATATACCCATCTCCTTCGCATCTCTATATTGATAGTCATAATAATCATCATCATCCATTTTATGAGCGTGTGCTACTATATCTATACTATGTTCTTTTATAAACTCCTTTGTTACTACATTTGGAACATTTAATATAACTTTATCAACATATTCTGAATTTAATATGTTATCGCGTCTTTCCTCTGCGGTTAAAATTGGTCTTCTTTTGTAATTTTCACATTCATTATCACTTAAAACACCCACATACAATGCATCCCCTAATTCACGCGCCTGTTTGTATAATTTAAAATGCCCGTTGTGTGTTAAATCAAACACACCATCTACATATACTATCATATTGATATATAGTATATATTAAAATAAAAAAATAAAAATGAGATTTAACTTAATTAAATCTAACTAACCAATTCCCCCATCAATGAATGTTTCATAACATCCCAGATATTATCTACCATCTTCACTTCAAATGACTTATCAATTAAATCCGGATAATCGGTCTTAATCTTATCAAGACACTCCTTATTATCTCTGGGACATAGAGCCAATTTAATCCCCGCCCTTTTAGCACCATATAGTTTATCCGACAATCCACCAATTTCCATAGCCCTTCCATTTAAATCTACTTCGCCTGTAATAGAAACATCATTCCTAATTGGAATATCAGTTAGAGATGATACAAGAGCCGTCGTAATTGCTAGCCCCGCACTAGGACCATCCTTTGGAGTTGCTCCCTCTGGACAATGGATATGGAATCCAGTAATCCCCTGTTTCTTCCATTTTAATTCCATTCCCTTTTTATGTTTATCAGGGATTAAATTCCAAGATAATGTCTTCGCAACTTTCATACTCTCCTTCATAACATTACCCTGTTGCCCTGTTAGTTCCAAATGAAGTTTCTCAGTAGTTGGAATATGCGATACCTCGATATTAATTAGACCACCCGTTCCATTCGTTGTGGCATACATCCCATTAACAACACCAATCTGAGGAGTATCATTGATTTTATCCGGCTTAAACTTATAAAAAGTCTTGAGAAGATCTTTGATCAACATATTCTTATTTAGCGTAAACGGCAAATACATATACTTATTAAGAACTGGTTTAGATATCCACTTTCTTAGATTAAGTTCTCGCACAAGTTCATAAATGATTTCCTTCAATTTTCTTACACCACCTTCACTTGTATGGGTATCAATAATATATTGGAGAATATCTTCGTTGAATACAATATCTCCCTTCTTATAACCCATATCCTTGAGAATACACGGAATTAGATAGTTATTCGCAATATGAACTTTCTGTGCTGTTTTAAAACCGGTTGTTTTAATCTCGGTGATTCGGTCCCTTAGAATTGGATTAATGTTATTACCATCATTATAAGAAAAGATGAATGTTACTCTTGAGAAATCGAAATCAATTCCTGTGAAATATTTATCGTTGAAATGCTTATTTTGAGAGGAATCAATAAGATGCATTAGAATATTAGTAATTTCATCACCCTTATCCGTTCTGCTTACTTTATCTAGTTCATCGAAATAAATAATTGGATCCATCGTCTTTGCCTTCATTAGAATATCAACTAGCTTGCCCCATAGAGAACCCTCGTATGTATAACTATGTCCGTCGAGAAATGACCCGTCTGTAGCACCACCAAGAGCAATATAACTAAATGGTCTGTTCAATACCTTAGATACACCTTGTTCGATTAGAGTTGTTTTACCATTACCCATTGGTCCCTCAATACCCAATACCAACCCATTGCTCTTTGGATTATTAAGATTTTGCGCAATTACTTGTAGAATCTTATTCTTTGCCTTGTCGTGTCCATAAATAGCATCATCAAGAGTCTTCTTCGATTTAGTCATATAATCCTTAATAGTTGCGTCATCACTCGTATTGGTACATTCAGGCGTACTATATAGTCCAAACGGAACATTTAGCAATGCCTCAATCCACGAATTCAATTTATAATTATCACCACCAAACAAACTCTTACCCGACAATTCGACTTTTCTAACAACCTCTGCTTTAACATTAACTGGCATATTTGATTCTAGGGCGCGGAATAAATATGGTTTGGAATTATTATTGATTTCAGCAATTTTTCCAAGTGTTCCATTAAGTGTTTGTTTAAGACTCGTGGTAAGTGATTTGAAATATGAAAGTTCTTTCCGCTCACCCTTGTTTGAAGAATTCATATATTCAATAAATTCTCGGTCTTCACTTGACTCACGAGATTGCTTTTTCGTAATAGACCGATTTGATTCTTCATCTTCTTCATCTTCTTCAAATTCATCTTCTTCAAATTCATCTTCTTCAAATTCATCTTCTTCAAATTCATCTTCATTATCTTCTTCAAATTCTTCAAATTCTTCTTCAAATTCTTCATCATCTTCATCGTCCACTGAATCATCTAGAACTTTAGCCTGTTTGGGTTTCTTATTAGATGTAGGGCTAATACTGACTTGAAATAGTCCTTGAGAATTCAATGTCTTTTGTAGATTAACACGTTTCTTAGTAATAAATCGCGCAATACCACGAATAGTTGCGTCACTCTGATTAGCATAATCGAGTAGTCCCCCTACTACATCCTTAAGTGTTAGAAACGCTAGATTAACAATTTTTTCTTTAATTTCCTTTGTTTGTTTATCAGTACCTTTCGGTATAATACCACAAATATTATCTAACCCTCCTAGTTTAGGGTCTTCTTCTACCTTCTTAATGACAAAAATAATTGTTTTAAAGAAGTTTACAAAATCAGATAGTTTATAATTCTTCTGTTTCTTTATTTCTGAAAGAAGAAATCCATAACTATCATACTCAATCAACATTTGCCACTGGTCCATACTAATTACATTAAGTGGATCAAGTGGATTTTTTCTCTTTTTTGACCTTGTAATGATAGAATCAATATTCTTATCACCACCATCATCTCCGTTATTACCTTGAAAAAACATATTATATATTACTATATGATAATCTTTAAGCACATTAGCAGATTAAGCACATTATAAGTTATATACAATATAATTATTTATAATCAGAGTATAATGCAAATCAGATATATATTATATCTAATAGTTATATTAGTAAGACTTAATATATATTGTATGGACAAACTAGACAAAGATATATTCTATTATTTAATAGTGAATACTGATAATTCATTATTACAAAAATATAGAGATTACTTTCCTATATGTAATAATATTCCTATAACATTTGATTTAACTATATTTATAATAGTATATATATTATACATACCTATAATAGTTTGTATAATCGGGTGGAAGCATTTAAAACAAATATATAATGACATCAAATTACATATAAAACATCCTCTATTGCTATCAAAAGGAATGGCGTATAATGCGGTTATACCATATATAACACGAGGAAATGAATTAACATCAACAACCTTTAATAAAATATATTGGTTTAAACTATTCCGTAAGTTAAATATTCCTACACCAGAAGTCGCGGGGACTATTAAAGATGGTATTATCAAATGGCGGGACAAATATATATCTAACAAATATATTATAAAAGAGGTACACGGATGTTGTGGGAAAAAAGTAAGAATGTTTAATAAAAAAGATATTCCGCCATTAGGGTATTATATTATACAACAATATATTGGGTCGGGTAAAACCCATGATACATACCGAATTATAACAAACTCTCATAATAATAAGATTGAAATGTTGGAAATGTATATGTTAAGTAATGATAAACTTGTTACTAATATATCTCAAGGTGGTTCAATTAAAAAAATAAATAATTTGGATACACCCATACTAAAAAAATGTATAGAACATAGCATAGACGCTCATAAAAGAATTAATTGTACTTATAAGTGTAATACTATTGGGTGGGATATTATTATTCATAAAGAGAAGGCATATTTTTTGGAGGGGAACATTGGAGTAAGAGTAGATGATGACAAATATATAAAATATGTTAATGTATTTTATAAGAATTTTGTTTAGATGTATAATGTTAAAAATTGGAAATAGAAAAGAGGTCATTAATAAAAATCGAATTAAATATTTAATAAATATTATTGTTCTATTATGAATACCTCCATCATTACAAACTCACTTCCTCACGAATTGATTATAAAACTTGGCTATTATTTGGACGAGAAAACCCTGTCCTATTTTACTGAAACTTGTAAGTTTATTAAAAGTTTTAATTTTGCCAAACTGATACTACCATCTAGGATTTTTTCGAAGATAGATGATTCGTTTGATATTAACCAAATGAAAATTACTACATTGTTCTGTGATGTTTTTAACGAATATTTTATGAAATCTATTTCATATAAATTGAATATATATCTAAATAAACTTGTTAATATTATTGATAGTATTACTTGTAATAATATCAATAAACGTATTCGACCATCCTCGAATATTATTTATTCGACATTTACACCTAATCGCCATCAATGTATTAGAACCCCGAATAATAAGGAAACTCACCAGTTTAGGATTGATGATAACTATAGAAATAGACGCAGAATGTATGTTAAACAACATTCTATTATGAATATTTCAAAAGTGACATACGATTATTTGAGAAAGAAACACTTTAATGTTCTTGCCCTAATATATTAACCAAGCGTTTCTCGAATCTCTTTTATATTATAATTAAATAATAAATTGAATATTAATGATTGAAATCTCATAAATCCAGCGGTTTGTTTGTTAAATTCATACCGAGTCATTGGTATTAATTTTAAACTATTATAATATTTTTTTAGTTTTAATTGTAACAATATATTACAACTATTACATATATGTAAATAATTATGACTTGTATAATGATTCGATTTATTATCAATAAATATCTCTTTAAATTCGACAGACGAAGTCATCCAATTAGAATTTGACGGGTCATTGTTAGATTCAGTTAGACAACAATTACACAATGGATTATTTATTTCCTTATCAACTATAACCATTTCAAACAATTTATTATATATTAAATCTTGTTCCGCTTCTGTTATATGAGTATCACTTTTTAATATATTCATATATACACCTAACCCGCCGTTTTCTTTTATATCGGCAAAAATAAGATATTCTATATTATTTATATGTTGATATAAGTCGTGTATATCATATTCTATATCTAATATAGTTATTGAAGACGAACACATTGGTGTGTCGCATTTAGATTTAATACATCGTTGGATGTACTTATAATTTGTCTTTATATCATCGGTGTCTAATAAACTACATATGGTGAAAATATTATTCATATACTAAATTAGTATATATCTATTATATAGTTTTGTGTTTTATTTTATATTATTTAATTTGATTTTATATTATTTGATTTGATTTTATATATTATATAGTATATAGTATATATGAGTGATAAATATATGAATACTAAAACAAAAGTATTAATGGATATTTTTAAAAATATAGAAGCATATAAATTATCGTGTAAGATAACTATTATAACAAATATGGATTATATTAAAGCAAATTCAAAAACAAATAAAATTAATGTTCTAAACCAATGTACTATGTCTTGCTTAGAATGTATTGAAGTATGTGATTTATGTCAATATTTTATAGCATCAAAATCGATTTCTATGAAAAAAGCAATTGTATTTACTACGAGTATATTAAAATGTTGTATTGAATGTTGTTCAAAAACTGGTTTCGATCCAATGTTAAAAGAAGTTAATATTGATACGACAATACGACAATGTAAAAAACTAATGAAGTCTCTTAATACATTGAAGAAACATCTATAAATTATATTATGCTAACGTGGCTCGGGTCGACTGGGTTGGTCAGTTTTAACTGCTAAAGATTTAGCAGTACTAGTAGCTTTAACGGACAAAGCTTTAGCAATTTTAGCAGCTTTAGCAATTTTAGCAGCGGTCGACATTTTAGCAACTTTAGTTTCGTTCGGTGGTTTATCAGATTTAAGTTGAGTTATTTTATCTGCGAATTTTCCAATATTTTTCAAATGTTTCGTACTTGTTTTATGTTCTAAAAACTTATTTCCAACTACATATTGTATATATGCTATAAACAATGCTATGCCGAAAAATACATAAGATACTTTAACAAGTGGGTCAGTATTTTCAATTTTATCTGTCGCCAAATCCCGCATAAGTAATACAACAAATATTACGACCAATACTTTAAATATAATCCAGTCTTGTTCTATCCATTGATTTATTTCAAGACTTTCAATTCTAGATAATAAATTAGTACTATAATTATAGTCAAATAATATACCCATTTGTCTTATTGAGAAAAGTAATAATGAGAATGACGAAAACAATAATATAATATCCGATAATGTGGCATTTTGAAATGGTATTTTTTCGTCTCGGCATTTTGAATTATATGACTTTGAAGGAGTTTTCTTACAATTATCAACAAATATTGAATAGAATTGATGGGCGTATTTAAATACAAAATATACAATACCCCATACAAAACACAATGCTAATGCTTTTAAAATTGGTGTTATTGTTTCTGTTTTTATTATAGTGTATATAAAATATATAATAACTATCCCGAATATTAATTTACCCAACCCCTCTGATCTAGTGTCACCATCTGGAGAAGTTATACTTGAAACAGCCCCACTTATAAGATGTATTAAAAAATATAAGAATATTACAGAGAGTATGAAATTTTTCTTATAATATTTAATAAACTCCCATATAAAGTTAAAGGCGGATGTATTAGACTTCTCACCTGTTTTACTATTTATTACTTCAATCTTAGCTCTTGAGCCTTCCGTTGGGTCAAGAGCTTTCAATGCTTCATCTATATTCTTTTTTTCTTTTTTCGAATCAGCTGTAGATAAAAATACTTTTAGTGTTTGACCCTCAATGGTTTTTTGTCGTTTCTCTATTTCTTCTTTCTTTTCTTCTAAACTTTTCTTTATTTCAGTAATAAATGATACATTTACATTATCAGATTGTGATATTTTATGTTGTATCTCATCTATAGACTCGCTAAAATTCAATATATTTATTATATAAATAATTTTATTTTTCATATCCTCTGTCATAGGTGGTGTGTCTTCAGTTATCTTTCCAATTTTATCTATATGACTCTTATTTGCTTCTTGTTTTCTATAATCCATCTTTAATCTCTCCCATATAAATGGTATAATAGATGGTGAATCAGAACCATCATCTATTATAAATAACTTTAATTCAAGTAGAATTTCTTTTATATATTTCTCTATATGCCATAGAATATATCGAAGTAAATATTTGTTTGTTGTTTTATCAAAGTCTTCGCATCTAATACTTTCCAATGATGCCTTTGTTTTATGTATTATATTTCTAGATGTTGGTTCATCATTAGTACTCATTAATATATTATATATATTAATTGGTATTATATTAACCATTGCTTGCGGTTAATATATTAAAAAAATTAATAATAGTAATGTATAATGAGCAGTAAGGTTATTTCATCCAAATCTAAAAAACCAAAGTCTAATACTAAATCTAAAAAAACAAAGTCCCCTGTTACTGAACCTGTTGTTGAACCTGTTGTTGAACCTGTTGTTGTTGAACCAGTCATAGTTAATACCAAGTCCAAATCTAAATCTAAAAAAACAAAGTCCCATGAGACTGAACCGGTCGTTGAACCTGTTGTTGTAGTTGAACCTGTCATTGAGGTTGAACCTGTAGTTGAACCTGTAGTTGAACCTGTAGTTGTGGTTGAACCTGTAGTTGAACCTGCTGTTGTTACAAATGTTCAGGTTGATTCTTTTAAACATTTATTACATTGTGTAATAGATCTTCAGACACAATTAAAAAATCTTAATAATGAAATTCGTAATGTTGAAAAGAAATATAACAAAGAAATAAAGAGTTTGCAGAAATCTCAGCGGAAAAAATCAAAATCAAATGGTGAAACTAATAAAACAACTCTAAGTGGATTTGTTAAACCAACCCATATAAGCGTGGCATTAAGTAAATTTCTTGGACTTGCCCCTGATACAATGATTGCTCGAACATTTGGGACTAAACATATCAATATGTATATTAAAGAAAATAACTTATATGACCCCGCCACTAGAGTAATTACACCTGATGAAAAATTAAAAGAACTACTTCAGTCTGGTGATGACAAACTAACATATTTTAAAGGTAATAATATTCAAAAATATATGAAGATTCATTATATTAAAAAAATAGACACCCCGTCTGCTGACACATCATCCTAAAAAACTTACTATAATTCCGACTATTATAATTTATTAATAGCAGATAAATAAATATCACCTAATTCACACTCCTTCTTGATAAATTGTGATAGTTTATATTTATTTATGGGCGACCTTTTAAAGAAATCTTTATTATACTCCGTTGTATTTTCTTGTTTGAATAATTCCCTAGCCTTGTTATAATCAAATGTTTCCGGTATTTTATGTTTCTTCAAAATACCAGATTCAATATTTGTTATAATTGTTTCAATTGTTTTATACTCATTTATATATTTATACGCATTTATAGGACCAATCCCATATATCTTGGATGTATAATCACATCCACATAGAATACACATATCAACAAATTGAGTATATGTAAAATCAAGACTATCTAAAATTACATTTAACTTATATTCCGTTATATAATCATTGTTTGAATTAAAATCACGAATGAACACCATTCCGCCATTTGCTAATATATCAGTGTCCTCCGACATACACCCATATACTAATCCAGCCTGACATAAATGAGAACATAGATCTTCCGCTTCTCCGTCCGATGTTATATAATGAATACCGAATAATTCAAATAATGTTTTTAGATTCGTAATATCGTCATGTGTAATTTTTATAATTTTCTTACTAACTTTTTTTAATTCAAATTCAAGTTGGTCTTTTGTCAATTTATTAGTTATTTCTTCTTCAACTATGTCTGATGACAATGAACTATGTGGTTGAATAGTATCTTTAACATCCGTTACTATATTTTCTAGCATATCCTCTAACTCTTTTTTTTTAGTAACAAGTTGGTCTTTTTTGTGTTTCCTATCTTCCAATATTTCTTTTTTCTGTTCGGGTGGTTTTCCATCAAATATATACAATGGTGTAATGTTATTCCTCAATAGTCTTAAAATTTGTTTAACAAAATTATTTAAATAATTTCCATTGTACATATATTTATACAAGTAGATGCTTGTATCAATCGCAATTACTCTCCCTCTATATTCTGATAAATGAACCTTGGAAATACCATTTGGCGCATTGTGTTTAATGATTGATGTGAGATTTTTAATACCCATTATTATAATAGTTGTATATCTGTTTATATTATTTTAATTCGATTTTTAATTTTTCTATAATATTATTTTCTATAATATTATTTTCTATAGTTAACCCAGATGGTGGATCAAGTGGGTCATCATTATTAATATTTGATGGTGGAATTGGTAAATTCTGTTTTAATTCTAATAATTTATATTCTTGGTCTATATTGGGTTGGGCTGGTTCAACGGGTATCTGATTGTTAGTGTTTAGTTGCTCCAACTCTTCGAGTAATTCATCATCGTTAAAATCAATCGATATTGATTGTGAAAAAATAGTCTGTAATTCATTATTAATTCCTTGATGGTCTTGTAATTCTTCCATAGTTGATTCAATTTTATCAATATCAAATGTTGTATTCATTGATTTCATATGTAACGATGTATCTTTTAATGTTTCGGCGGTTACTATAATTAAATCCATTGATTCAATTGAGAATATCTGAGTTTCTATATTAAAATTAATAGATTCCAATTTCTCCTTTTCCCGTTCATACATCTTTTTTAATTTTAAATTATAGATAGCACTCCGTTTATTCCCACTGGTATAATATAATTTAGATTTTGTTAGAAATTCTTCTATATTTTCATCGATATGTATAATTCTTTTTTTTATATTAGTCTGGATATTATTTAGTTTATCAATAGTATTTGTTATATCCTCTGGTGATACACCTTTACGTCGCATCCTTACAAGTGATGGAATATATGATAAAAGGGTTAATGTTGTATATAAACCACTACATAAACCACTATATATATTAGTATATGTAATATACTTTACATAATCCATTAATATATTCTTATATAATTATATCTATTTATGTATAGTTTATGTCGGTAATTATTTATGTCGGTAATTATTTTAATAAAAAATCTATAAAATAATAAGATTTATATGACAAATGATATAATGAATAGTGTTATACATGAGTTTGTAGATAAGTTTATTCATGAAATAAAACAAAAGAAAAATCAAAAATATATAACAACATATTTAATTGATCCATCTATATCATATTGTATTGACAGATTGTATCCATATATTCTAATAATATCATTATTATTAATTATATTTTTTTCAATGATGTTAGGAATGTTATTTATTTCTATAAAATCATATCGAAAAGGTTAATATTAATTGGTTAAATTAATATCTATATATATCTTATAATGTATCCCCCCGCAGATGGATGTGATATGTCAGAGGCATTTTCAATTGAACCATTCTCCATAGACAATGGGTCTACCGAGTTTGAAGGATTCGGAAAGCAATCTTATGAACATTTAAATCCTATGATGGGTGACCAATTCGAACGACCTAATATAAATCAACCATCCACATCACAACAACAACCACCTAATGTTCAACAACAACCACCTAATGTTCAACAACAACCACCATCCAATGTACAACAATCACCTAATGTACAACAACCACCTAATGTACAACAACGACCACCTAATGTACAACAACAACGACCACCTTTTAATGGTGGACGACCACCTAAACAAAATCCAATTGTCCATCGGGATATTCATATTGTTAATAATAGACCGAGTCATATGAATAGACCATTGCCAGCAAAAAAATATAGAAGACCTGTTATAAATAATACATATATTGATAAATCAAGATATGTGAGACGACCACGAAAACAAAATAATGATAATAATTGGTTATGGATTATTATCGGTATATTAATATTCTTTAATATAGTTCTATCTGTCATGTATGTATCAAAAAAATAAATATATGTAAAATAATTATGCACACCCGCCAATTTCCATCGGTTTACGATTCATATCAGGTTCAATAGTGCTCTGAGCCCAAGGGGAAACCTTAACCTGAGGATTAGGCGGTTCAGACCGAAGTTGTAAATTAGCATTGCGTAATGTCTGACCGACAGTGTTAACACCAATATGGTGAGCAGACTGAAGGAAATTTTTATCTTTTAATGTACCCCCTCCATCTGGGTTCGATTTAGCCCAAGCATTCGCAGTATCTTGGGGTAATAATTCCTGTGGAGTTAATTGGTCTTTAGGGAAACACCCTGCCTGACGACGTGCTTTTGCGTTTGGGTCATTATTTAAAGCACCCTGATTCTGCCCCCCAAGAACCTGACTATTATTCATATTTCCAGTCTGAACATCTAAATTTTCTTGAATATCAGATGGTAAGTTATTATCTAATGCACTCGCATTATGATCATTTTCGGTAAATCCCCTAACTTTATTTTTGGATGTATTCTGATTTATACAGAATACAACAACTATTATTACAACTACTAATAATAAAACAACACAATATGCCCCTACGTTGGATTTAGATTTAGCCATTATATATAATAAGTACAAATAAAAAAAATCTAATAAATAATCAATTAATACGTTATATTATTAAATTAAGATTCCCAATATCTTGTTTTAGAACCAGTTATAATTTTCTTTTTTGATTTCTTTCTTGATTTCTTTTTTACAAAATAATTTTTATTTAATTTTGAAAATTGTACTTCATTATCTTCTAGTTTTTGCGCTTCTTCTAGTTTTTGCGCTTCTTCTAGTTTTTGCGCTTCTTCTAGTTTTTGCGCTTCTTCTAGTTTTTGCGTTGCTTCTAGTTTTTGCGCTTCTTCTAGTTTTTGCGTTGCTTCTAGTTTTTGCGTTGCTTCTAGTTTTTGCGCTTCTTCTAGTTTTTGCGCTTCTTCTAGTTTTTTCTTTGCTTCTAGTTCTTCTAGTTTTTCTAGTTCTTTTTGTTTAGTTTCGGGTATAAATAAATCATTATATTCTGTCATAATTAAATCATCTTCGTAAAAATTAAAATCGGTTAATTCAATTTTATTTAATTCAAGTATAACCCATTCTGTATAAAATCTAGTTTTCATAAATCTAATAGATTCAATATGAAGATGTAAATTGACAACATCTCCTTTATTTATGTGTTTATAATCATTCTTGTTATATTTAACTCTAAATATAATATCACCACTAGAAGAAATACTATATGATGATTTCCTATATTCATCCATTGTATCATATGATATTTGTTTATTATTAAACCATTTAGTACTATTATTATATATGTTTAACTCATTGTTTTCTTCTATATTTGCGATAAACTTAAGAAATGTCTTTGATTCTTTTTTTCCTATATCTGAACTTATGTTTAAATCTAAGTATGATTCACCACTTCTATTCATAAGAATTCTATGTATCTTAATATTTGGGGTTCTTATAATTATATTTTCATCCATTGTATTTTTAATTAAAATGTTCTGCCCATTGCCTATTGGGATTGGATTTAGATACTTTAAATCTGTATAATCAAAATCCGAATAATTATAAATAGAATCAATTTGGTCATCATCCACTTCATACGACATTCTTATTATATTTTCTTATAATATCCGAACCCTATAAACGCAAAAAACAAACATAAAATTAATTATATCGTATCTAATTATAAATGAGTAATAAATATTATGATATATTAGGATTAACTCCAACTTGTTCTAAGGATGATATTAAAAAAAACTATAAAAAATTAGCCCTAAAATGGCACCCAGATAGAAATAGGGACAATAAAGATATAGCAGAAGAGAAATTCAAAAAAATATCAGAAGCATATGAAATTCTAAGCGACGATGACAAACGACAACAATATGATAGATTTGGAACTACGGACGGACAAGGTGTATCATTCTCTAACGCAAATGATATATTTGCACAAATGTTTGGACAAGGTGGTGGATTTCCATTCAATATTTCGAATCTAACAAGACCACCGAATATGGGTACTCAGTTTATGTCATTTAATCAAGGTATGTCATTTAATATGCCAGGTGTAAGTCAGCAATCAACGTCTCATAGTATATCAACCAACGCATGTGGGCGAAAAGTTATAAGAAAGGAAACACGCATTACAAACCCCGATGGGTCTGTTCAAGTTAGAATAGAAGAACAAATAATGTAAATATATTATTCGAAAGTTAAGAGAAGTTAAGAGAAGTTAAGAGAAGTTAAGAGAAGTTAAGAGATTTTGTGAATTGCTGTATAATTTATAAAGTTTAATAGACTATAATAATTAATTTCAGCAGTGTCAATTGTATCATATTTCATTATAAAATTATTAAAAAATACATATTCATATATAAATAAAAATAATATCATAACTATATTTTCTATGAGAAGTTTACCAATCATTATTTTACTTTTCCTAGTATATTTATATAAACACATCAGAATTATAAATCCTAATATACAACCGCTATATATAATACCTTGTATATATAAAGCATCTTTTTGTAATGCCTTAATCATTACTACTTTATTTTTTTCAATTTCTAAATTAGCAAGTGTTTTATATTTATCTTTCATAATCAGAGTATCTATTAAATATCTATTCTTAGGTGAATACGTCATATATTGGTGATATAATATACTTGTTTCATCTAATATTTTACTCATTATAAAATTATATTCTAGGTCTACAACATAATTAAGATAAAATAATGGTTCGAATATTGATATAAAGAATATATGAATGGTAATAATCAATAGTGAATCTATTATTTTATCTAGTCTTTCACATTTATGATACCACCCTCGATTACATCGCATTGCCCGAGTAATATTTAATTGTGATTGTTTATTATCTATTATAGTTGGAGGTCCTTCAACCATATTATCAAATTCTATGTAATTATTTTGTTTCTCTATATCATTCGGGTTTTGTTTATGTACTGGTTTAAACATATTTATACAATCTTTCATTTAATATAAATAATCGCCAATTATTTATATATTAATGTCTCGGTTCTACAATTTTTGCCTATTCTTTAAATCACTATTAAAACAATACGACCCCATATGTATAAGATTATGTTTAGTATTAACCCACACTTCACCACCTGCGTCATTCACTCTTTGACAAAAACTATAATCCTCCGATAAATAATTCCGGTTCTTAATCATACAATCAAATAATGCGTATTGTTCGCCCGGTAATTCACCATTTGTAACAATTAATTCCTTATGTATACTACATAATTTTGTTATTATATCACGTTGAACTAACATAAATCCAGTTCCAATGTGATTAACTCTTGTATAATCACCATCCGTTATTACTTTATTATCACCTGTTTTATATGTATTATATACAAACTCTAATGCCCTTGAATCGACACGTTCTTTCGAATCTCTTTCATTTTGAAGTGACCATAAAACCCTATCGATAGAAATATCTTTTCTAGGATATAAACAACCAACAACTGCCTTATCATATTTAAGTATATCTAGAACAGCATCTGGTTCAAATCCTATATCAGCATCTATAAATAACATATGAGAACAATCAGATACAATGAATTTTTCTAAGGATCTGTTCCTAGCACGTGGTATTAAACTCTCATTCCCTAAAAAGTCAACGACATATGATATATTTCTTTCTGACAATGCTTGAATTAACTTTAACAGACTAGTTGTATAATGTAATGTCATCATAGCATTATAACATGGAGTTGATATAAATAATTTGGTGTTATATTGGTTATTTGACATATACCATATCTAGGTAAAAATATAAGTTTATATAAACTTATATGTTACTGGAGTGTTATTGTTTGCGATTGTTTAAGGTTTCTTAACAATAAAAATTGATTTAAAAATTAAATATATTTTATAAGTAATATACAAAGATGATCATCCCAATCCGTTGTACCTCGTGTGGAAAAGTAATTGCCCATTTGTGGGAAGAATATAATGAAAAAGTTCAAGCATCTTATAATGAAAAAGTCCCTGTTAATAATTCAAAGCGTATCGTTGATATTAAAGAATCAGAAGAATCAGATGAAAAGAAAATCCTAGATGAAATGGGTCTTAAGAGATATTGTTGTAGAAGAATGATGTTGTCCCATATTGATATGTGTGATAAATTGTAAATTTATTTTCTAGTTATTTAGTTTTGTTTTAGTTTTAGTTTTTAGTTATAATGTGGTCGACGTGACCTAGTTAGCCAGCCTGTGGGTCGTTACCATCCCACCCATCTGGGGTAACAAACTCATCATCCCACCCATCTGGGGTAACAAAGTCGTCATCCAACTCATCTGGGGTTAACAAAGTCATCATCCAACTCGTAATCATCGCTCTCGTCGCCATCCAACTCATCTGGGGTAACAAAGTCTGTCGAATTCGCTCGGGTCTATTATAAGTTATAACATTCGAGTGTCGATTTTTAAATAATAACACGTCGCCCCTATATTAACCCCTGACGTCGCTTGTCCAATATATGAGAATCTGTTGCTCTGAATAATTTGTCTTTTGATTTACTCCCTGCGCTAACCAGCGGTTCGTGTTTAGATTGCGGTCTATTTAATGATAGTGGCATTATAAAGTTGAATAACCCACCGCCTTTTTTATTCTGTTTAAAAATAATATTGGACATACTATATTATATTATATATAATATAGTATATTTCATGGTCTATGGAACATACTATATTATATTATATATATAATATAGTATATTTCATGGTCTATGGAGTAGTCTATGAAATAGTCTATTAAATAATCAAGTTTCTAGAGATTCATCACTTTCATATAATTCATCTTCTACGACATCATCATCGTCCTTGTCATAGTCTTCTATAATAATATCCAACGCGGATGATGTGTTTTTGATGAATTCAATGAGATTCGGTAATTTCGACCTAGTATTATACATTGGTAAAGCATTTGTATAACAGAATTCCTGTATTTTGTTACTAATATCATAACATATATCTGAATATGTTATATCAAATGTATTGTCTATATCATTTTCAAAATAATCGATTGTTGTTTCCGTTATAATTGGTTTAGCATCAAGAACTGGGTTTAATAATTCGTCCGTTTCATCTTCTTTTATCAAATTCGCCCATGATTTCACCTGTGGTTGCTGGGGTGTTTCTTTCTTTGTATTGCCCCCTAAATCTGGAAAATCATTCACATTATCAATCTTCGGTGGTCTGTTGATGGGTTCATTCGTCTGCTTATTACTCAAATGGCGGGGTCTAAATGCCGGCATACTTATAACTAATACTTTATATAGTGTAATTATAAGTATTATTTTAAGTTAATTTAACAAAGTTTGTTTATAACAAAGTTGATTATAAGTTATAAATAGTTGAGTTGTTAAAATAAAGTATTTCTAGAGTTTTTATACATAAATAAATAAAATTGTTCTTTACTACACATATCTAGTATATTTGATTCATCTAAATCGTCATTGACATAATTCTGTAAGTAATAAAATAGTTCATCTATTTTATCACTATAACATTCGGTCCATTGTTCGTATTCCATTTAATATATTATATTTATTTCTTTTTAATTGTTTTTTTGGTTTTTGGTTTTTTTGATTTTATGATTCTTCTTTTTTTAGGTTTCTTTTTGAGAGAGGATTTCTTTTTGGAGGCACCGCCGACTATTGGTTTATCAGTATCAGACACAGATTTTAGGTTATTTCCTATAGACACTAATGCCGCTTCAACATCGAATTCTTGGTAATAATAATCTATAAACAATGGGGGGGTCNTTATTTCTTTACCTGNTGTATATTCACTATTTATTCGTACTGCTAATATATCTGACTTGGGCTGCATAGCATTAATATCAACCGGATTATTTGGTAAACCATTCTTTATTAGATCGGCGCCTACATTCATTGCTTCTAATTGTGCCGATTCAGGACTAGTAGCAACACGAATATTATATACTCTATTTATTTCTGCTGCTAATATATCTGATTTGGCTTGCATAGCATTAAGATCATCGAATGGACTATCTGGAAAAATATTATTTATTAAATAAGCAGATACACCCATTGCTTCTAATTGTGCCGATTCAGGACTAGCAGCAACACGAATATTATATACTCTATTTATTTCTGATATTAATACACTTAATTTGATTTGTATAGCACCATTAGGAACAAGATCAGCAGCAGTAGTAATAGCATTCTTTATTAAATAAGCACATACACCCTTTACTTCTAATATTGCCGAAGCAGGACTAGCAGCAACACGAATAGTATGTACTCTATTTATTTCTGCTGCTAATGCATCTGACTTGGCTCGCATAGCATTCAAAACACCAGCATTATTATTAGTATCTGGAAAACCATGCGTCATCAAATAAGAACCTACACCAAGTGCTTGTAATCGTTTCGCACTAGCATTACCGGCGGCATTAGTAAGTACTCTATGCATTTCTGTTTTTAATATATTGAATTTAATATTAATATTAGTAATAATTGAAAAATCATTACGTAATTTAGTATATAATATAATTTTTAGATAATCGGCCATGTTACAAATGCCTATGATTTTCAATATTTGTAATGTTTTTTCTGCAACTAATCTTCTTGCTTTTTCTTTATATATATCATCAAATATCGTTGGGAATTCAGTAGTTTTTAGGATATTTAAAGTGGCATCCTTATCGGAAGCATTTCGTAAATTATGAATTAACAATCTTGCAAGTAATCCAATCTTTACTTCATCAAGTTCTACCATACTATATTATAATATATATAATATTATATTTATTATGTTTAAATTTTACAACATAATCATAAATAAGATATGTTCTATTATTCAATCGACACTAAACTAGGTATTCATGATGAATTTATTCTAATTTTTAAAGAACTCAGCAATAATCCAAAATGGAGTTATAAAGCATTCAACTATTAAAATATTTATGATTTAGTTAATAATAGCCAATTTGTAAATTCAATTTGTAAATTCAATTTGGCAATTCAATTTGTAAATTCAATTTGGCAATTCAATTTGGCAATTCAATTTGGCAATTCAATTTGTAAATTCAATTTGTAAATTCAATTTGTAAATTCAATTTGTAAATTCAATTTGTAAATTCAATTTGTAAATTCAATTTGTAAAATTATCTAATAAATGTGATTTTCAGACCACCCCACATATAAAGCACTAAGGAAGACATTGACGAATTAAATCTAGAATATTCAAATAATAAATAACATTCTAAAGACTAACAGAGTTGAATATTACATTAATTTCTAGTAAAATGAATTATTATATATGTTATTATAACAAATATAAACAAAAATAAACAAAATAAACAAAATAAACAAGATATATATTTATTCCGCGATGGATGGTTTAGAATAAGTCCATTTGAGTGAAATTTAATCCACGTAATATATCTTAAAAATAACATTTAGAGAATTAATAACCCCAAACATTGAATGTGGGGTTCATTGAAGTCACTCGATAACTAAATTTCGAAAGTTCTAGTAAATAACAAACTTAAATCACTAAAATATTCTAAGCTGTCTTCATTGCTTTAATATAGTCATTTAGTGGGTCTATTTCATCCGCTTCTGTTATGGCACCACCTGCTTTCATATATTCCCACAATAACTTATATTCTTCTTTAAGTGTGCTGTTATCTAAATGAGCCATTACATAATAATCGTATAATATGTTTTGGTCTCCAC